GGACCGCTTTTGTTGAAGCCGGCGGGAATGCTCAAGCAGCCGTCGATGCTCTATTGAAACCGCGCACGATCACATTCACCGTTCTTTGCAAGCCAGCTCCACAAGGAAGCCTCAAGGGCATTGCTTTAACCAGCCGCGCCGGCCTTCCCTACACCAAGCTCAGTTGTGACAATCCCCGCACCATGCCTTACCGTCAGGCGGTTGGCTGGGCAGCGCTCGAGGCGCGCGCGAAGGCCGGCATACATGAAGTATTCGCCGCGCAGGATGTACCTGTACGCATGGCCGCAACGTTCGTTTTTCTCAAACCAAAATCCGCGCCGCGCTCGAGGACCAGGCCAACCGTAAAGCCGGATCTGGACAAACTTTTACGAAGCACCTATGACGCTTTGAGCGGTGTGCTCTACGCCGACGATGCGCAGGTTGTAAGTTGCGCACTCGAGAAAATCTACGGCGCACCTGAAAGCGTGACGATCAGTGTCACATTGCAACTCGAGGAGGGATATTAACGGATGGCGAGAAGAAAGAAAGATGAGCCCGATGCTTACGCAGTTGAGAAATTCTTTTGTACAATCTGCGGCGCCGCAATCGACCTTGACCGCGTGAAGCGCAAGGCTACCACCTGCTCAGATGAGCACAGAAACATCCTCAACAATGCCCGGCGCAGATTGCGCGATAGCGGGCGCTGCCATGGATGCAACCGGCCGAGCACACCGGAGGAGCGGGAGAGCTGGAATGCTTGGAGAAAGAGCCTGCCCGAGACGCGCGGGAATCCTAACTGGAAAAAGAAGGCCGCGGAGAATCCCACGCCGCTTGAAAAACACCTGGGTACGACAGTGATTCAATAAAATCCAGCTTGCTAAATTGAGTCTTCGGGTTGAATCTTCCCTCATGCCGCCCCGCAAATCCTTGAAGGAGGATTTCGACAATGAGCAGCGCAGCAATTAGACGGGCAGCACCAGCCAACCCCGTTACGGCATCTGTAAACACCGCGCAAGTTGTAGCGGCGCTTTCAAACCCCTTGATACCCCTCACCGTGCCCGTACCGGGCAAGCTGGCACTGGAGGGCAAACGCTTTACCGTGCGCGCGGAGGGCAACGCCCTTACCGCCGGCGCCTACACTCTCAAGGCCACACTGTTAGCCGGCCTTATCATTCCCGCCGTACCTTTCACGGCAACCAATTGGACCGTGCTAGGAGCAGGAACCGCGCGGGCCATCGCAACGACCTGGGCCCCATGGTGGATTGAGGCCAATTGCATTTTCGATTCTCAGAGTGGAATTATGGCCGGCTCGTTTAATCAAATGGTCAACAACTTGTTTGACGCATCGGCCGCACTGGCCGCCACCGTGACCGGCATCAACGGCAGCAACATTCCGATACTCCAGGGCGCAACCACTGTGCAGCCCACCGACCCCGCCTTATTCTTTGCCGTCGCACTGACGTTTGGAACCGCGGGCGTGAATATCGGAAATGTACTCAACTTCGAATTGGCGTTCTAACCCAAGCACGACGACAACACGAAAGGCGCAGATGGCGACGGTTCCCCGTCGCCATCTGTGGCGCTTGAGAGCGAGGAATTATGGCCGACACTCACGCGGTAAAAAAGGCGCTGGGCGGAAAGAAAAAGGGCGGTAAGAGCAAGGGCGAAAAGTTGCACACGCGCCGGCTGGAATACGAACGCGCCGACAATGGCGGAGTCCATGCCACTGTGCACCGGCATACCGGCGCCGGCCCTCACCACATCGAGCACCATGTATTGCCCGATATGGCCGCGGCGCAACAGCACTTGCAAGACAACATGGGCGACCAGCCGCCGGCCGGCGGTATGCAGATGGCCCAAGCAGCGCCCCCACCGCCAGAGCCCGAAGGTGACGAGGGAGCAGCGGGCGCCGGCGCCGCACAGCCGGGCATGTAAATGGCGGCAACCAACACAATCGACGTTGCGCGAATACCGGAGGACTCGGCTTACAAAGACGAGTTGCGATGGCGCGCGCAAACCGATCTATTTTGGTTGGCAAAATTCATCCTGGGATACCACAAGCTCACCGAAGAATGGCACCGGGAACCGGCAGACGTTTTTATTAAGAAGGATCCAAACCAGCCCATCGAACTACAGCACAAACAGCACAAGCGAATGCTTCTGCTCCCCCGGAAAACCTACAAAACCACGCTCAACATTTCAGACAGCGTGCAATGGATCCTCTGTTTCCCCGATGTAGCTTTGATGGCCATGACCGCGAGCAATTCGCCCGATAGCCCGCTCGCGGATGCGTTCGTTGCCGAAGTGGCAGACCATTTCTATTGCCCGCCAGGCGCCCCGCAAAAAATCTTGCATCAACTCTTCCCCGAGCACGTTTTAACCAAGATGCCGAAGGCCGGCGAGTTCACCACGCCAGCCAGGACAAAATACCGGCGGGATCCAACCGTCAAGGGCGTATCCATCGAGCAGAGTTTGAGCGGATGGCACCCCGACATAATCAAGAGCGAAGACGTTCAAGACAATCGAAATTCTCAGACCGCCTTTTCGTTGCGCAAGGTGCGAACTAATTTTTATATCAATATTAAAATGCTTGGAGAAACCGGATTTTTAGACGTGACCGGCACGCGCTATGGGCCCATGGACTTGTACGGAGACTTCTTGCAGAAGATGGATGAAAGCTGGATCTATCTTTGGCGGCCGGCTTACATCCGCAAGCCTCACGCGATGAAATTGGAAGATGATGAATTGCTCGAGGGCGACGTTATTTTGCAGTTCCCCGAGCAAATCTCTTGGCCGTTTCTCAGAGCTGAAAAGAATCTTGATGCCAATTCTTTTTGGACGCAATACATGAACATTGCGGAGGGCAATTTCAAACCTACTTTCCCGATGGAGCGCTTAGAAGCAGCCAAAACCGCGGAGGATACCAGCCCCCACGATGGCACCGTGCATATTGCTTGGAGATTCGAATACGCGGAATGCAAATACACGGCCGCGGCGGTAGGCATCGAGCAGCGCGGGCGCATGACCATCATGGAAGTGGTTAGAGATGTGTTCACACCCACCGCGCTATCCCGGCGCGTTGTAGCCGTGGCAAAAAAATGGGAGTGCAACCGGATCCAGATAGAAGACACTCCCGGCGCCCGTTCGATGGAACCGCACATCCAGAATGAAGCCTTGGAGCAGGCCTGGAGGCTCGAGATTCATTGGACGGAGTTTCTACAGGACGACACCGCGGCACAGTTGCGCGTGAAATCGGCAGAGCCCCACCTGATTGCCGGCCGGCTGCTTTTCTCCGATGGCATCGCCAACGTGCAGGAAGTTTATCGCCAGCTCTACCATTTCGGCATGGTCGACGATAAAGAGATTGCCAGCGTAGTAAGCCAGGTGGCAGCCTGTTTGCCAAAGTCGATCGCCGCGGAAGACTTCGACAAAACCGACGAGGAAGCATGGCGCACCTTCCAACAGGAAGACGCCTACAACCGGGTGTATGGCCGCGGCGTTTACTCCGAACCGGACCCGCCGGTACCGGAAGAATTGGAAGCCGAAGAGTGGGAAGTGCCAAGTAACGATGCACTGAGCGAGATGATGCCAGGATTAAGCGGATGAAACTAGTTATGATGGCTTGCGCCGGCCGCAGATCGCGCACGATTCCCTTTGACCGCAGCGAGGCCTTGGAGCTGGTCAAGCAATACCCAGGCATCCGCGGGATCTGTGAGCAATGCGGATGCTCCGAGTTCAACGCATGTAGCGGGCTGGGACCGCTCGAGGATGAAAATTGCGCATGGTCTAATGCGCAACAGACGTTGTGCACCAATCCGGAATGCTTGGAGAAGGCGCGCAACAAAAAAGACTCTGCATCGACGCGATGCAGAGCCCAAGGCACTGTTATACATGGGCGGTTGCCCAAGTAAAGAATGAGGGAGAGCAATCGCCCGATTTTAACGCGAAGGAGTAAGGCGCATGGCTGAATTATCAGGGCAGGTGGCAGGATCACAAACCATCGAGAGCGAAGACGTTGAATTAAATGGCCCGCTGCTCGCTCCGCGCTATACCGACGATGCCGCCGTAGAGCTGGTAATTCAAGACGCCATGCGGGCGCGCACCTACCTTGACCAAAAGCAATGGAATTTGCATTGGCGCGAAGCTGATGTACTTTTCCAATCCCCCCGCACCAACCAATCGTTTGAAGGTTCCACCGTCTCACGCGCGAACATTTCGCGGTTCACCGTGGCCAAACATTGCAATAGTCTCGTGCCGGCGATGAAAGGCGGAATCTTTTACGAGACTCCACCCTTTTTGATTCGCCCCAGGCCTGGGACAAGTCAGAACACCGCGCGAGCGAAAACCGCGCTCTATGGCACCTTACTTGACGACGCCGATTTTGAGAGTGAGTCAGAGTTAGCGCTTGAAAGCATGACCAACTTTGGAACCGTGATTTGCAAAGGCGGCTGGGTTAAGGAAACCAAAATTAAAAAAGTGCGCAGCCCCAAGCAGGCGCCGCAGATCATAGACATTCCCTTTGGCGGGAAAATTGTTGTGCACACCAAAGAGAGCGATGCGCGTGTGGTCAAAGATCAGGAAGTCACCACCGAAAGCCTCACGTTTGAAATGTGCGAGCTGGGCAGCGTTTTGATTGACCCGACCTGGAAGAAACCCAACCAGTTACACAAGTCTGCGAAATACGTTATCCACGTCACCTATCCGACTTTCAAGGATCTAGATAAGCTGCGTGACGATCAAGTTTTTGACGAGAAAGGGAAGCAAATCGGCGGCTATGACATTCCCAGCGAAGAGGAATTAAAGGCCTACTTTTTTACTCACGAAGGAAACGCCGGCGCCCCCAGCCAGGTACAGCTAAATCTCGGCGGCCAAAACTGGTCAATCCACCATGCCCAAAACGATGAGGAACCGGCTAGCGAGGATCCACTAGAACGGCCCATGCAAATGCTCGAGCGCTGGGATGATACTTACGTTTACACCGTACTGGTACCGGACGGAGGCGACAGAGGCGTACTCATCCGCAACGAAGAACATTCCTTGCCCTTTATTCCTTTTTTCAGCGCAAATTTTTGGAATATCCCGACGGCTGGATATGGGCTTGGCGTGGGACGTTTGGCGGGCTCAGATCAGCGCATTGAAAAAGGCCTCACAGACGCCGTGCTTGATATTCTTTCGATGTCAGTAAATCCCATGTACGCGAGGGACCGCGGCGCCAATGCACCCACCCAACAAATCCGGCAACGGCTGGGCGGGATTGTCGACGTAGACACCAGGCCAGGGCAAAGTGTACGTGATGTATTTGGAATCATCGAGCAGCCCAAGACGCCCCCGGAATCGTTCTCTGTGCTACAGGCCGCGGCGCAATCCGCGCAGTCTACCACTGGAGCGGATGAGGCTTTTACCCAAGGTTCGTTGCCCGGTAAAGGTGGATCGAGCGCGGCGCGCACGGCCACCGGCGCGGGCGGGATTATCGCGGCCAACGCGGGTAAAATTCAAGGGCCAGTGGGACATTTTGTAAGAGGGATCCTGCTCCCGCTTATCGAGTTGTGCGAGTTCTTTGTAAAGGACCGCATGAGCCCGGCCAAAATCCGCGAGATTTTAGGCAAGGTATTGGGCGAGGCCTTCGAACTAGACGCCCAAAATTTCTATGAGTCTGAGGATTTGTTCGAATGCTTGGCCGGCGCCCATCTGGCAGCCAAAAAAGCGATGGCTCAGGCCTTGCCGTTACTCGTGCAAATTTTCGAAAATCAGCCCCTCATTCAGCAGCTCAACGCGACGGGTTATGTAGTCGATGTGCGGATGCTGCTGGAAATGTTTATGGAAGTCACCGAGTGGAAAAACGCCCGCGAACTTATCCGCCCCATGACTCCAGATGAGCAGAAAAAATATCAGGCCGCTAACCCCGGAGTGCAGCGCGTACAAGGGCAGCTCGCAGCGATCCAGGCACGCCACCAAGGCAAGAGCGAAGAAATTGACCAACAGAACGAGGCCGCACTAGCGCGCGACTTGCTAGGCAAGGCATCGGATGAGGCAGCGCTATTCGATGAGCGGAGATGGGACCGGGCCCAAATCGACCAAAGCGTTTACGCACCTTCGGGAGCGTAGGAGGATCCACCATGGTACATCTACCCTTGATTTTCGTAGTTCTCGCCCTTTGCCTGTTTGGCCTGGCTGCGTTTCTCACTCCGGAAATTCATCGCTTGCGATTGATGGCCGGCGGGCTATGCTCTTACATGCTGTCACTTCTCTTTGGAGCGTTTATCAAATGAAAGATTTCAAGATGCCCGCGTCCGGCTGTCCGGAATGCGGGCACGTGATGGATGGAGCAACCAATGTGACGGGCAGCGGCGCGCCAACCGCGGGCGATTTTTCCGTTTGTATTCGTTGCGCTTCTATTCTGCAATTCACTCCCATGTTCACGCTCGAGAAGGCAACGCCCGATGCTCTGCGCAAGCTATTAGCGGAGCAGCCAGAGGATTTTCGCGCGCTCATTCACATCAAAGCGTTACTCCATCGCGCGAGAGGCAAACAGCGCCGGCGGCGGCACACATGGAATTGAAGATCCGCACAACCCGAA